GGCTCGGCCACAGTCGCGGCCCAGGTCGCACCCCGGTTGATGGATACGATCACGTCCGAATTCTTTCCCACCGCCACGATGGTCTCTCCGCCGTCGCCGTGAATGCGGAGCAGATCGTTGGTCGTGGCGTCGGCTGCGCTAATCACCGTCACGCCCGAGGCTACATTGTCGCAACGATAGATGTACCCCCCGGCCCCGCAGAAGAAAATCTTTGAGCCCAGGACGTACATATCGAGGGGCGTATTGACGGCGATAAATCCCGCCGTCACTTTGGTGAACGTGCCCGGAACGCCGGTCTTGCTGTTGATGGTCGCCCAATAGTAGGCATCGTCGCCCAAAACTACGAGTTTGTCGCCCACGATGTCAATGGCAAGCGGAATTTCCGACGCGCCGAAGCCGGCAATGTTGCCCTGCGCCCATACCCCGCCGCCGTCCACTGAATAGATGACTTCGGCGGGAAGTCCAGGCGAGCCCGCGCCGCTGGTCGTGGCGACAGCATAGATGCGTTTCGTGCCGTCATCCGCTGGGCCACAGTCGCCGCATTGCAGGCCTCCGCCGTACACTACGTCAATCACTTCACGGCTAATCTCTGAGCTGGCTTCTGCTCCAAACCCCAATTTTCCAATGGCGTACTTGTGTTCCAGGGTAAGTGATAGTGCATCCTCGCCCTGGTTGTCGTCCTCCCAGGCCATGCGGTCTCCTTCATCTACCTCGGTCGCCTCGGCCCATGACACGATCTCCACAAAATCAGACCACCCGTTTAGGAAATCTGACGGATCAACACATAGCCCGTTGTTGAGGTAGAGATTGAACGCGCAGAACAGGTCTCCGAGTTGGAAGGGAAGCGTTCCGCGTTTCTCCAGGATTTGCAGGGTCGCGGTCGGGAAGTCCGGCGCGGTGACTTTGCGCCCGACCGTCTTGAATGACTTGGTGCGGTTGGGGTCGTAGACCCGGATCGGCTCAATGCCGCCCCGGATCGGGCGCGAGACTCCCTGGAGCACCATGTACTGAGTCTCAACCCCGGAGAATTTGGTCTGGTTTCCGGGGAGCGGCCCGCCATCCTGCAGAAAGAGGCGGCGCATCTGTTGGGTGATGACTTCATCTGACGTTGGCTTGGGCATTAGATACTCCTTCTCAAATCAAAAGGGCCGCGCTACGGCTTGTGTTCGCCGGGCGCGGCCCATAGGTCGGGAAATATAGTTTAGGATGTTGCGGATATTATACTTGATTAGTGGTCAACGAGTCCGGGTGTGAGTCTTAGGTTCCTAACTTCGCGCCAGGCATAGACCTGCCCGCGTCGTGTTCCAAACGGAGAATCTAAATCCGCCAAAGAAATAGCGAATCTCTCATCATTGTTTCCGGCGCTGCGCGCCAGATCGAAGCTCCAGTGATGCACCTGCTTATTGGCAATCACGCAGGCGCAAATGTCCTTGACCATCTCCGCCGCTGCCAGCCGCGCTACGATGGTTTGATATTTCTGCGCCACGTTCCCCGACTCCAGCGGGTAGCCGGCCAGGTAGCGCACTTGCACACGGTCGGGTTCACGTCCAGCGGCCCAGGAAGTCGCGGCCCAAATCCCGGTTGTCGCATCCAAGACCGCTTCCCCGACATTGAGTTCCCCATAGCGCGCCTCGCGTATGCCTGCGCGCGCGATAGCCAGGCCCTGCGCGGCAGGGTCAAAGGATGAGTCAACCGGAACGTAGTCCAGGCTTCCGCAACAGGACGAGCAGCAACACCAAGGGCCGTGACACGGCTCGGTCTCCCAAATAAGAGTCGCCTGCGAATCGTCTACCGTCACGCCGTCCGGGTCAGTCGTGCGAACGTACACATCAAGCGTGTTGGCGAAATTGGCCGCCGTCGCAGGGTCGAGCGGCTGGGGATTGACACCCTCATACTTGATGGGCTTTACTATAAGCCAATAGCGGCCAATGATGATTGCATTCCCGCCAGAGAGCGTGACCTTCACCGGCTTGATACGCCAACGTTCCCCAACGGCCTCGCTGTCGAGTCGGTCAGTGCTTCCGAAGTAGACGGCTATCTTATCCGGGTCTGTGGCGGTCGTGGCGATGGTGATGGTAAACGTATCCGAGAGTCCATCAGCATCGGCGTCCGTAATGACGAGCTTCCCGTTAGCGAGCGAGGCCGCGCCGACGAGGGTCAGACTCTCCACGCCCACCGCTTGTACATAGCCTGACCCGAACGGCAGTCGCGTGCCGATGAATTCTCCGTGCGCGTCCCAATTCGCCCAGCGCGTTCGGCTGTGATCGTAGAAGCGCGGCCAGCGCACCGTCTCTTCGCGGTACTCCGGCGCGATAGCGTATCCGAGATAATCTCTAAGTTTGCGTTCCGCTGTTTCAATGGCCTCCAAGATTTCAGAACGTCCCAGCGCGTCCGTTCCCTGCCAGGCGTAGGATTTTACGATGTCGTTGCAGGCCGACGTGACGGGATTGAGAATCGTGGATAGCAGACCATGAAAATGAAACGGGGCCAGGCCCATGATCCGCCGCCAATCATCAAGCGCGAGTAGAGCTGTCATGCGATTACCTTATGAACCACGACGACTCCACCGGCCAGAGCGAGCGAGATCAAAATATATTCCTTCCATGAGGTGAATGGTAACAAGAGCGCCGACAAAAACGCCAGCCACACCGAAAGGCATAGCACGCAATGTAAGCCACGCCCTATCCACGTCTTTTGACCTGCCTTTTCCCTGAGGGTTGAGAATACATCGAAAGGCCCATCTTCTACCGCAATCATCCGCGATACACGATAGGTCGCCAGGACGGCTACGAAAAACCAAAACGGAGTCATTTTCCCCGGCGAGTCGGCGCGGGCTCATCCAACGGCGGCAACTCTTTGAGAGGGGTATCCTTGACCTTCTCTTTTACCCTCTTGCGCTTGACAACGCCGCCTGCCGTCTCGATGGGCTTGAGTTCTTCGATCTCTGCGTCCGTATCTTCAACTTCTACCGCCGCTGCCCTAGAGTCTACCGACTCGGAAATCGTCGGAGTCCAATTCTCCTGAGTAATAGTCCTCTGCATTGGCACGGCTACAGCTAGAACTCGCCAATCTCCGAGGCTTGTTAGAGTTGCCACGTCATCAGGATGAACATTTGCGTAACGCTCCAAAGCGTTATTCCCGCCGACGTATTGCCGCCCCTGCTTTCCAGTATAGGTCACGCCACCGGCTCGTTCGCCGATGAATTCCATCCGCACAGGCGTGACGCCTGAATGGGGTGCGCCTTGAATAACCATGTGATCGAGTTCCTTTCCGTTCCGAGTGGTAATGTGTAGAGAGAGTCCGCCCGTATCGGGGGCCATTCCCTCGTAGGCCAGACGCGCCGCGAGCAGGGACTCCCCATTTCCACCACAACAAGGGGCCATTACTTTTATTCCTTTCACGTAAGGCGCATATCGCGCCGCGAGTTTTTCAATAAGCTCGGCGCGCTGGCCGTTGTTGGCGAATAATCTCGCCGTGCGGGAGTCCGCTTGACGCCTGACGATGAGCGTTGGCTCCGGGATGCGCCGCCCGTGAATTCCTAGAGTAGCACACTTGATAAAGAAATCCCAATCTTCCCAGGCCAGGAGAGACTCGTCAAAACCGCCCACGCGCCGCGCGTCCTCGGTCGCCATCAGGACGCTAACGATGTGCTTACCGCCCATCTCGGATAAGTCTACCCAGGCGCTCGGATCATATTCTGGCGAGGGGTATTCTTTTAGATCGTCTCCGGCTCTCTCCAGCCAGTCTCCATAGATATAGCGTCCGCCGCTTTCGGAGTAGGCTTTGCACAATTTGGCGAGCGCCTGAGGATGGAGTTGATCGTCGGCGTCAAGGCATAAGACGAGCGGGGCACGGCAATTATTTAGTCCCACATTTCTTGACACTCCGGCCCCCATTATTTTTCCGACGTTCTGTGTTTCTATATCCGCATAGTACCAACGGACAAAAGGATAGGGCCTTTCTGTTTCGGAACGCGGCCCAAAATCTCTTACGGGTTCATCCCAAACCACGATCACTTCCCAGTCGCGCATCGTTTGCCCCAACAGACTCTCTATAGCCTGCGGGAGGTATTGTGCATGCCCCGGCCCGACCGGGATCACCACGCTTACCTTTGGCGCAGAATAGGAGCGCACGGGCGGGGCAAACTTGGAGGGCGCGGCTAGGGGATAGTTCCGGTCGCGCATCCAGGGTAGCCAGTCGTCTATCGGGCGATATTTATTATTTCGGCTGGCGCTCCCCGGATGACTGCGATACCAAATCCAGGGCGAGTCGGTCACGCGCTTGGCTGAGAAGCCCACCGATAGGCCGCGCGTCCAAAACTCCGTATCCTCGGCGGGCTTGTACTCCTGCTTATAGCCGCCTGCGCGTTCCCACATCGCGCGGCGAAACATCGAGGCCGAGGGGAAACAGTTAGACGGCGGGGTGCTAACAGTCGTTTGCCGTTCCCAGGCATCGGTTTCAATCTCGAAGTCCGGCGGCCAGCCGGTGCGCTGCCGGATTCCCTCGTCGTTGAATACCTCCAGACCGGTGTAGGCAATGCCCAAGCCCCTATCCTTTATAAGTTCCTGCCGACAAACTTCTACATAGCGCGGGGCGAGTTGATCGTCGGCGTCCAGGCAAATCACAAACGGATGTCGTGCCAGGGATAATCCACGATTGCGAGCCGAAGCGACTCCGGAATTCTCTTGATAAATATACTCTACGCCTTGAGTATTGTAACGGTTGGAAACCAGCCCGGAATCGTCGGTCGAGCCATCGTCAATCACGATGATTTGATCGGGCCGATAGGACTGCGCCAGGAGAGAATCCAGGCACCCGGTTAGATAGCGCCCGTAGTTGTAGCATGTCACCACAACGGTTACTCCGGCAGGCTCCGGAGTGTGCGCCAATTCGTGATAGAGTTCTGCATACTGTTTCATCACGCGTGCCCAGGTGAACTCGCGCGCCCGGATTTTGGCATTCATCGAGAGCGCGGCGCGGTGCTTATGGACCCACTCTACCCCGGCGCGCAGGCCATCCAGGTCGCCGGGCGCGACCAGGTAGCCGTCCAATTCGTGCCGCACAAGTTCCGCCGTGCCGCCGTGCTGATAGCCCACCACCGGAACGCCGCAGGCCATCGCTTCAAGCGTGCCGATGCCAAACGTTTCTTTCACCGTCGCTAGATAAATGTCTGTATTGCGGATGATTTCGCGCATCTGGTCAGCCGGAATTTGTCCGGTAAGAGTCATGCTGCCGGGGATAGCTCGCCCCCCCGGCGCAAAGGTTGAAATGACTTTGACTCCGTGATCAGCCAGGAAGTAGGCGGGCAGGGGATCACAGACATCTCCATCCCGGTTCTTGTTCCATAGGACGTATCCGCCATTCGCGCCTGCCGTCCACTCCTCCGGCTCGATGCCGTGCCCGATAAGACGCGGGACGAGTCGCATATCGCGCTTGATACATTCGCCTACCCATCCGCTCGGAACGGTCAAGGCGCGCGCTCGGCGGGCTGCAGCCGCGATTTGCGTATTAGCGTCTTGATGCCACTTGGTATAAACTCCGCTCCCCTTATCACCCGTCCAATACAGGCCATGCAGATGCAGAGCATCCACGCGCGGGAAGTTCCATTGCTGAGTATGGCAGGCGATAACCTCGGCTTCGTTCGGATTGCGCGTGAGCTTGATCCCCAATGCCGGAAGGTATTTATTCTGCGCGTGGACGACGCGGCCTATGCCGTGATTAGCGGGTTGCTCAGTCGGGAAGGGCCAGATCAAAACTTTGGTCATGGGTGCGATAATCTAAAGACTAATTCAGAATAACCCTCAGCGAGCTTGAGGCCCGCATAGAAGTAAAGTCTACCGAATGAAAATCCAATCCCTTTCTCGGTATACTTATCCCGAGCATGAGGAAGATGGTTCCACTTCTTCCAAAAATAGAATGGCCCAATATGATTACGCGCATCCACACCAGCAGTATTCATTATTTTATCCTAACAAATAATAGTTCCCTCTAAGATGCGGGATGATCTGTCGCTTGACGCCGGGGCGCGACTCTATCTCTCTTAGATAGCGTGCATTGTCCTCGCCCTCCCAGGGCGCATCTAGGGCTGCAATCATATAATGGCGCGGTAGGAGGCCGGACAGATATTCGGCCTGCATCGCCTCATTCATCTCCGAAAGAGACCATAGCGCAATCAACAAATCACAGCGGAAGTGTCCTGGGGCAATGGGCCCCCATTCGGCCTTTATCCCCAGGCTGCCCAGGTACCACTGTTGTAAATACTCAAACTCCGGCAAATCAAAGATGACGTAACGGCCCTCAAACCCCAGGCGGCGGATGATCTTCGCCAGCGCCCCATAACCGGCCCCGATCTCAACGATGGTCTCCAGGTCATTGACTTTCAACTTGGTTGCCCGCTCCCATTGAAGTAGGTGATAAGCCTGGTGGATCAAATTCCCGGAGGAGTATTCTTGGAACGCCTCCGGGTATCCCAAACTATCCTCCTGAATGGCCTTAAGCCAGCGCCCCCAATCGCTTGCCCCTCGCAAGACATCCAACTCCTGGACGGTGTAGGGCGCATTTCCAACAAACATCGTGGCGATGATGGTAGACCACGACAAAAAGGAGTCGAGCGGGTCTATGGCGATATGCCGCCTGAGCGCCATCCGGTTTCTCGTCCAGGTTCCATTAGGCTGAAACAGCGGCGGGAGCGCGGCTATTTTCTCTTTGAGTTCGTTCGCGGTCAGTATCAAAGTAGTCTTTCAAAGATTGGACGATGGCATCCATATCGGCCAGGGTCAGGCCCGCGTGACAACCACAGTAGAAGCCGCTTTCAATCAGCCACTGGCTCACCGGGTAGTCCTCAGAGAACAGCCCGCGCGCATAGGCCGGCTGATTGATGAGCGGCAGAAGGTCGCGCGTTTCGATGCCGCGCTGATTGAGCCAAGCCATGAGCGGTTCTTTATCCAGGCCGCGCCGTAGGACGATGGGGTACATCATCCAGGCGTTCGGCCTTGCAAAGTGTTCAAATGGAATTTGTATCGGGTCTAGGCCAGCGTATCTGTCCACTAGTCTACCAATTCCCTCCGTGAGTTGTAAGGCATTCCGCCACCGCGTTTCAATCGACTCCCGTATCGTGTCTAACTGCGCCAGGCCCAACGCCGCTTCGAGTTCGGTGATGCGGTAGCTATGACCCACGCTGGAAAAGAAGAAGCGCCGATTGGGGTTGGGGCGCGGGGCGAAGTTCTCTCCGGGGTTGAGCTGTGCCATGTCCATCCCGTGATTGACGAGTGACCGGATGCGCGCGGCGTAGAACGGATTGTTCGTCGTACACATTCCGCCCACGCCTGTTATCAGCAAGTGAGCAACGTAGAACGAGAAGCAACCGATGTCACCCCAACTGCCTACGGGTTTCTCGCGGTGATTGACAAACATACATTCGCAGGAGTCTTCGATAACCTTGAGATTGTATCTGTGAGCAATATCCACAATGGCGCTCATATCGGCGGGCTGGCCGAGCAAGTGTACCGGGATAATCGCGCGCGTCTTTGGAGTAATAGCCCGCTCTATCAAGGCCGGGCCAATGTTGTAGGTGAGCGAGTCCACATCCACGAATATCGGCGTCATTCGGTTATGGAGTACGATATTGGCCGTCGCTACAAAAGTCGTGGCCGGGATAATCACCTCGTCGCCGTCACGCCAATGATGGATTTCCTTCATGGCCTGGAGCGCGACTTGCAAGGCCGAGGTGCCGGAGTTGGAAAGGATGCCATACTCGCAACCGTGCGCCTCCGAAAAACGCCGCTCAAATTCCTGCGAGAGCGGGCCGTAGGAAATGCGGCCGGAGTCGAGCACCTGATTGATTAGCTCACGCATTCGCGGGGTGGTTTGGAAAGTTCCGACGCCGATGTTACGCATAGGCTAACTTCTCTTTTGTATACCATTTCACTGTACGCCGCAGGCCCTCACGCAGGGTAGTCAAGTGCTTCCATCCGGTCTCGCGTTCGATGCGCTCTGAGTCTGACCAGCGCCGCAAGTCGCCCGCTTCCCCGCCTGTGAACACAACGGGCTTGTGCTCGGTTCCGGTTGCCTCCTGGATCAAGCTCACCAAATCCCGGATGCTTACTGCGTTCTTTCCGTTCGTGCCCAGGTTGTAAGCCCTTCCTGATTTGCCATTCTCCAGCGCGGCTATCATGCCTTGCGCCGCGTCATCAGCGTACAGAAACTCGCGCGTTTCGTTTCCCGTGCCGTGAACTTCTATCACTTTCGACTCAAGGCATTTCTTTACGAGCGCCGGGATGACGTGCGCGCGGTCATCGAAGTAATCGTGCGGGCCATACATATTCGAGGGTCTGACGATCACGACGTGCGGAAGGTTAGCCCACAGCGCCGCGCGCTCGCCCAGGCGCTTGGCCCAGGAGTAGCCCGCGTTAGCCTTGACCGGATCACCGAGTTCACCTGTGTCCTCTTGACACGGATTTTGATATTCCTCGGCATAGACGCAGACGCTGGAAACCTGAAGGAAATGCGGGACTTTGGCGATTTCTGCCGCAACGAGTGGAGACGTTTGTAGGGCTATGTTCCGCGTGAACATTTCCAAATGATGCGTTCGATTGTACAGCACGCCCGCCACAGTCGCCGCCAGATTGAATACGGCGAAGGTGTCCAGAACGTAGGGCAGAACGGCATAGGCGCGCGACACGTCGCACTTGATATACTCCGCGCCTTCTTCCCTGTTTTGTCCACGTGAGAAGTCATCGAACACCGTCACGTCCGCGCCCGCTCCCAGGAGTCGGCGCACAAGATGGACGCCCACGAAGCCCGCGCCGCCGGTTACGATTACATGCTTGCCAGTCCAGAAGGTCATGGTAAGTACCCCAATTCTCGAATAGTCTGCAAATCTTCCTGGCGCACGGGCGGGGGCGGGATTTGATAGCCACCGTCCAGGGTGAGCTTGCCTTTTTGGATAGCGATGAGCACTCGCACGGGGGCCTGGCGTGTCCCCAGGACAACGGCGGGATGCTCGCCGTTCATTTGCATTCGGCTTGTGCCGTTTATCTCAGTCTCCCAGCCGGTTTCCCCCGGAATGAGATACCGCAGGAGAGCCTCGCGCCGCCATAGGCCGGGCTGCAGGCTCAGGAGATAGGGAACGGGAAGGTCATTGGTAATCAAGTCGAGATACGCCACGCTCCCGGCCTCGCGCAGACCCGCCGCGTAGAGTCTATCGGTGGTCAAATCAATGCGGGCAATCTCCGGGTGCTGGGCCATGAACTGACTGAGCATGTTGATTGCCTCGGTGTTTACTTTTCGATAGGGCCAGAAGTCACCCATCATGTAGATGAATAATTCATCGGTTACAGACTGGAGCGCCTTGATAACGCCATCGCTCCAGCGGTTCACAGGATAGTCGGCAAAGTCTCCTACAGAGACGAAGGAAAAGTTGGGCGGGAGGACAAACTCCGGTGGGGTATAGCCGAAGCACATAACCGGCCAAACACTTGACCAGTAGCGATTGAAGAACCACGCGAATGCCTGGAGTGTCCACAAGTCTTTGTCGCTGACGAAACAGTAAACGGGGAGCATTGTGAATGTGGTGCGGGCCGCCAGACAAGCACGACCCACACCACGCTAGAGATAACCGATAACCGTTTAGTTGGGCGCGAAGTAGCTCGGCCCGAAGCGAGAGGTACCGCCGCCGTCCACATAGTACGAGGTATCGGCGGGGTTGAACTCCCGTTCCTTGAGAACCGGCGTGTACTGTACAGCCGTGAGCCGCGCGGCAATCTGCGGCGTCTCTAGGATCACGCGCCATTCTGTTTTGGCGAGCATCTGGACGCAGTAGTTCGTCGGCGGTTTCTTGTGCCACAGATAGCGCCCGTTGTTGGTCGTGAAGTACGTTCCCTGCGGGGCCATTGCGTTCGCCATCTCCATCGCGCCCATCGGCCCGTCATAGTTTACGTATTCGATGAACGTCGCCGGGCGATTTCCCAAAACGCGCAGCGGAACGAAATAGATGGTCGAGCGGAAGGATGCGCCCGCTACAATCGTTTCCGCAATGCCATCGTCCAGAAGTACCGGGACACGCTGCCCATCGATCAGCAGGTACTGCCCGGTCTGGCTGAAGATGTCGCCGCGCATATCGTCGCGCATTCGCACTTGCTCAGTCGAGTCGATGAAGTTGGTTGTGCCCGCTGGCTGGTTCTGGCAGAGATAGGACAGGTAGCTGCACGGCCAGACTTTAGTCACCTCGTAGAAAAGTGACCAGGGCATGACCAAAGCCCACGAGGCCGGGTCCAGGCCCATCCGCGAGGCGTTGTACTTCAGGTTGCGATAGATGTTCGTGATGCGGTTGACCAGGGTAGTGCCATTGGTGCTCACGTCCAGGTTTCCGAACGAGTTGATGATACTGTCGGCTGCCGGGCAGGCGACTCCGGTTTCGGCATCCTTGTAGCCGGTGTTGATCAGGATGTCCAGGCCGTAGGGCTCCTTATAGCCGCCTCCGCCGGTGTTGTTGGCCGGGCTGCCGGTGTAGAGCTGGGCCGCGAAGTCACGGCCCCAGGAGACGGCCAACTCAAACAGCGCCTTTGCGAGTTCCGAGCGCACGGCCAGAGCGCCTGTCGCAGCGCCTGGCATTTGCGGCGTGAAGAAGTTTTGGCCGCCATTGGTCAGGGGATTTCCGATGAGAGTCAGATCATTGAAGTCCGAGCGGTTGATGTACTTCCCGGCGCGATCAATGTCAAAGACGCGCGTCATGCGCGAGAATCGGCCCCACACGAACTTGTGCACGCAGAGCTTCATCAGGCCAGCAGTGGGCGGGTCATCGCAGACTCCGGTCGGATTGTTGCCGGTGGAGGCCGTGACTCCGGTCATCAGCCCGTACAGAGTCTCGTCCCAAATGCTTGTTCGGCTGGGCAGCGCATCGAGAAGTCCCAGGCGCGGCATAATCATGGCGTTCATCAACTCCGGCTCAATGCCGGGGAAGCTAAAGATGCCAGCCGCGCCACCGGGTATTCCCGATGATAGGCCGTGTCCGTAAACCGTTGTCGGGGTCGAGCTGACGGCCTTCCGCGCTACGCCTCCATTGGCGGCCAGCAAGGCCATCGCGAGTTTCTCATAGTCAACGTTAGGAATTGCATCATTGGGTGGCATGTCGTGATTCTCCTTTCTATGATTGGCCTTGCGGCTGGTTGAGGAGTGCGTTCATAAACGGCGCCAGAGGGTCGGCCTGCGGGCCGAGGCTCTTGAACTTCTCCCCCGGCGTCGGCCCGTCTTCGCTGGCCCGGAAGTATCCCTGCGTCTGATTGCGCGGGCGCTCGCCCTTGAGTTCGGCCACGCCTTCGAGGGCCAGCTTGAGCGCATCACCCTGCGTGGTGAGCGAGTCTTGGAATCCCTTGAGTGCCGTTGCGAGTTCGGTGGCGGCCTTCTCGGAGGCCGCGCGGCCCTCGTCCTCGGCCTTTTGCTTCGCGCCGATAGCCGCTTTTATTTCGGCCAGTTCCTTGACGTAGGGCTCCATGCACTTTGCCATGTAGTCCTTGAGTCCGTCTTCGGTCAGGTAGGCGGGTTTCTTGTCGCCTTCGGCGGGCGCGGTCTCGGTGGGCTTGTCACCTTCGGCCTTCGACTCATCCTTGAACTTGAGTCCGGCCTCGTCCGCATCTTTCTCAGCGGCCTTCGCCTGGCCCAGAACTTTATCGGCCAGCGGCCCCAAGAACTGCCTGAGCTTGGTTTCCTTGTCTTTGTCCATAATGTCTAACTCCTTCACGACGAAACGGGTGAGCAAATTCGACGCCTTGCCCTTAGGTAGGAGCGAGCGCTCAAAGCGCCGGATGTGGTGATACGTCCCGTCCGAGTCCGGCTCGTTCGGCGGGTGATGGTATCCAATGCTCACTTCAGATTCGTCGGCATAGGCTTTCAACCTTTCTCCATATTCTTCGTCATCGAAGGTTCCGCTTTCGATCAATACGCGGCCTTCCATTGCATTGAAATCGCACGTGCCCAACTGCGCGCCTTTGACGTGCCACCACAGGAGCGGGCCATACTCGCCATCGGAGTCGGCACGGGCCACGTCATCGGCCAGGGCTTTCGTGCTGATGATCTCGCGGTCTTTGTCCTGAAAGGCCGAACTGGAGAACGTCACCCAGCGGTAGCGCCCGGATGAGTCTTTGAAAATGGATAGGCCAGAGTCGGGGAAGATAAACCCGCCCTTGCCGTCGGGCGGCGCTTTGCAAGCTGCGCCGAGTTCACACAGGAGGTCGTGGGCTTTCTGAATGGCGTCATTGTCCGTGTGCGAATGACGCGCTCCGGCCTTCTCTTTCGAGTACAGTGCGGCGACCTGCGCTTGCGCCTCCCCGCGCGACGGGTGACAACCCAGCGCCTCGCCGGTCTTGTTTCCGTCGGCGTCCACTTTGTGAACACAGAAACCTTTATCGCCTGATTCGAATGTGGCCCAGGGCACTGAAAATTCTCCAAATAAAAAGGGCCGGGGGCAGACTTATGCACGTCTGGCCCCGGCCCGTAGGTCGAGTTATGAGATTGCCCGCTAGTATACTACGTTTTCCCTAACGCAATAGCACCTTCCCGGCTGGCAGGCCATCAAACAGCAGCACGCAGCCGTCCACCATCACCGCCGTTAGCGAGGCCACGCCTGAGCGCGCCTTCTGCCGAGCCGAGCGCCAGGCCAGGATGATGCGGCGCTCATCGTCTGGGAAACCGGCCAACGGGTCGGGGGCGACCAGAGTCGGGGTGACGGTGTAGGCGGCGCGGTCTTGGCTCAAGCTAGCCCGTGAACACTTCCCCGCGCTCGTTGATGCGCGCGATTAGGGACGGGATAAGCACGACGAGTCTTGGTTCTCTTCCGTCCATCTTTTCTGTCCAAATGATAGGCTTCTTTTCTACCGTTTCAATCTCTTTACCCGACTCGTCTATTTGAATACGGCGCTCATTGATGCTTCTCAGAAACACGATGATTTGCCCCGAGTCTTTTACGCTAATAATTTCGGCGGGATCAAATCTAAGACCCCTTGTCAGCGCTCGTCGGCGTATTTCTCTCTTGAGCATCCAAACTACATCTCTGTTTCTCATCATCCTACAACCCCGGCGCTTCTCCCGACTCGTATTCCTTGAGCACTTCCTTGAATCGCGCCACGAATTTCTTTTGGATGCGCTCCTGGATGATGACGCTAAACTCACGCGCCTCTATGCCGGGCTTAGGCTTGTTTTTGTTTACAAATATCATACCACCCCGCCCCCTAGATGAAGACAAAACCCCGACTCTTGTCTTAGGAGAAAAGTCAGGCGACATCGTGGCGTAACGCACACTCGTGCCTATATCCACAAATCCGAATATCTTATCAGTGGTCGTAATGGACACGTTCTCCCCGGCCAGGTTTACACGAATTACGAATATTACCTTACGCTCCCAGGGATTAGTTATCTTTTCAAATAATTCTAATCCATCCTGTGCCAAATCTTCTAGCGCCTTTTCGCGCGCGGCCTGGCCCGCCGAAACATTGAAAATCTTCTTGGGGCCGATTGCCTTGATGCGGAATTTGACGGCCATTATTTGTTCCTAATGACCCGATAGGTTTCTGATTGAATTTCGTGAACTAAGCTATAGAAGTCCCGGAGTTCCGACTCTGTCAATTGGGACACTATCAATAATCCGGTAATCTCATTTCGGATCAAGAGCTGAAGGCCGCGTTCATTGTTCTCCAGGGTGATTGTAAATCTCCCCAATGATCCACTTACCCTTGGGATTGTATTCTCTGAGAATAATGTAGACATTAGCGGGTGTACTCCTCTCCCTCATCGTCGTAGAGATTGTGCTGGCAATCAGGCCATCGGCCACAGGGGTAATTCTCGTTTCCGTTGCGCCGTATCAGGTCGCGCGCGCGCCACCACTTCGCGCTATGGCGCTGGCCATTGTATTTTTTGCACCCCGTTCCGGGCGGGCAAGCATTCTTAGACTCTCCATCCTGACCTTCCATCGTCAGCATAACGTTATCATTTCCGCGTAGTTTGCCCTCGCTGTAAACCGAATCGAGCGTGACCGCGTAACCCTCGGCCCGCGCATCGGCTTCTTCGTCGGGGTCTACCGTGCCACGCAATCTCTTGAGCGCCACGAACATATCATCCACGTTTGAGAGTTCGTCATTGATAGCGCCCGTCAGCCATGACTCGTCCTCGTCTTCTGTCTCCTCCCCGCCCGCCTCAGCATACCCAGAATAGAAGGCGTTGGGGAATTCTTCGACAATGGCCTTTCGCGCCTGGTTGCGCCATGCTGTCGTTGACCCGCTCGACTCCAGATACCCGTTCACCGCCGCCCCGATGCGTGAGACGTATTCGCGGCGGGTTGCGGGATAGCCCGGAACGTCGGGCACGGCAGCCTTGAGACTTATGGACCCACTATCCGCACCGGCCAAATAGGCGGCAGAGAGAAATATACGGAGGCCGTCCGCCGTAAGCGGTTGATTGACCGAAATCCTATTCACGAGATATTCAACCGGATCAATAACGCTCACGTTCTCCGCCTAACGGTCGCTACGACTGTCACTGTCCCACTGACAAACCCACCCACGCGAGTGCGGAAGTTAGTCGCGCCCGACGGGATGCGATACCTGTGGCGCGCAGTGGTTGGATTAACAACGGTATTAATAAGAGTCGCTATTCCAGTTGCGGCCAATAAATCCTCCGAGAAAGCATTGACGTAGTTCGATCCATCGAATGAAACCTCGTGAATGATATTTAGAATTGCGCTGACACCGGTAGCCAATATCAAAATTTCTTGATCGTAGGGCGAAAGAACGAGTATCGTTCCGTTCCCATTCGTTCCAGAAGCGTTATGAAGCGTGGTCGCGGTATCCGTAACAAGCGATACTCCTGGCTGTGTGGTTCGCATTAGATCAATTCCGTAGCCACAAAACGCGGAGACGTGCCCGCCACAGATACAATGCCTATCCAGGCCTCATCTTCGATAATGCCGCCCGTCCCATCGTCTGCGATTGAATTACCCTTAAGGATTCGGTGAAATACCGTGCTGCTCGCTCCTGTTCCAAGACGGACAAACAGCGGGTTAGTTCCCAGGTTCTGTATCGCCCATCCCCTGCGTGAAGCGTTGGCGGCAATAGCATCCCCCGCGCTTGAAATAATAGACGGAGTATTCGATACGCTTGATTTTCTATCCATCACTGTCAGAATAGCGTTAAGAATAACGACCCCCTGAGCTGGCCCGCCTTCGATTGGACGGTCATCCATAAGAGTCGGGCTAGGCACGGGAGTCGAGTTCCTTCCTCATCTCCGCGTATAGACGCAGAGCCGGAGTGAGATAATCTTTTTGAGTTACGGGCGGCAAAGAGTCGGGCGACACCGCGGGCGTGGGCACGGGATTGGCGGGCGCAACCTCTGGCGGCATGGGCGAGCCTAGCTCGGCTTCTGCCTCCGGCTTCTCGTCATCGCTCAGGATTCCCCCCGCCGTCGCGTCTACGGGGATAAACTCCTTCGGGAGTTGGTCACGGTCTACGCCGATCTGAAGCGCCTGCCCTGAATTGATCGCGCCCATGTCCACCCACGTCTTGATGCCCGAGGCCTCGTCAATGCGAACTTTGGCTTCGCGTTCCTTGTCGCGCATGTCCTTTGTCCCCCAAGTCCAGGTCGTGCGCTCATCCAGGGTACGCTCGTTAACGTTGTGATTCCACGACTTCTTCCACGCCGCGAATCCCATCCCTTTGGCCGCTTCATCGAGCACAACGGATTGAGTTCCCGTACCCAGGCCCTGGCCGGAGAGCGGCTGCAAATCTTGCACCGGGATACCGATGGAGCGAGCATAGGTCAGGATGCCGATGTCAAACTCCTCCTTGCGGTTGAAACCATCAGGGAGTTCGGCCAGATTGACGCGCACATGAACGGGCGCAACGTCCCCGGCCAATGCGATGATCGTGCTGCCCATATAACTGACTACGCCCCTAGCGATAGACTCGGCCCGCGCGGTTGTGGTCGCGCCTTCGATCTGAGCAGGCAGGACGCCGGAAATGAAGTCCAACGCCAGCGCGCGTTTTCCGCTCACCTTCTCGTACAAGTAGCGTTCAATAGACTCTAGCTTGATGATTGCGTTGTAAGCGCGCTCGGCGGCGCAGTGGCCCACGCCGAACCACGTATTTGCCTGGTCGGGCGTATCGGAAATCATAAATACCTGGTGATCGCGCATTTCGTGTTCACGCCCGGCTCGGTCGCGATAGATGATCGGGATGTCGGGGTCTCCGGTACGAATGGCGCGAAAGGTATCGAGCGGAACCAGGCCCAGGATTTTGCTTCCGTTGGCAGGCGTGGCGCGCACGATCTCAATCGCGCCTCCGTTGCCGGTCAGGAAATACGCGAGCAGGTGCTTGGTGATGCCGCCCACCCAACCTTGATTTGAGTCGAATGACAGGAACAGTCTTTGAGCGCGTTCTCTACGCAAGGGAGTATCTGACTCGATGTCCCAATCCGATGCGGCCAGTTTGGTAATCGCCAGCCCTATCGCGCTGGCCCACATCGATTCGCGCAGGAGAGTGTTGTAGAGAACGAAATCGCGCGATGGGCTCCAGAACGGCGGCAGGTCGGGCGCGGAGCCGCCGCCCAGGAGAGTAAAATGGAAAATCCCGCTGCGAGGCGAGTCGGGATAATCTCCTGCCGTGACTGACTTTACGAGGATATCGGAACCATTAGCGCCTGCCATGAATTACTCCGGTATTGTCCAGCCCATTGAAACTTTATGATCAAACATTTTCGCGCGCTCTGAACCTGATTGATAATATCCTCCCTTATAGATAAACTGACACCATAGATCATATAGACAGCGCGCTTCATCGGTAGTGCTTTCATACCAAAGTTGAAAGCGATAATGTCTCCAGCATAACCCACGCCGTGCCGAATATTTACCACACCAACATTTTCCATTATCCATGCCGCTTCTCCTGCGCCAATAACTTAAATCATCCAAGACAAAATAATGCCTACTAAAACAGTAAATATTATTAGTAGGATACACACAAATATGAATATCCTGTAAAACTTTTCTAGCTTAGTTTCGTTGGGTGATAGTGGTTCTAGGAATAGATACTTTATAAATTCAATCATTTTTTATCCATGCCTTTTTTCTTGTGCCAGATACCGGATCAAGTCCGGCCCGTGATCGTTCTGCTTAACGACCTTCTCCGTCGTCGGGTCACGCCGGTAGCTCACCATCTCCGCCCTCACATGCCGGCAGCGCGGGTGTACGCGGATGCGCCGCCAGCCGTTGGAGTCAGGAGCAATCATCCGCCGCGCTTCCTTGATGGTCTCCTCCACGTCCGCCTGTATCTTCCTGGAGTATACACTAGCCGCGAAGAGTCGGCCCGACAGCTCAGCCGCGCCAGGGCCGATGATGGCATATTCCGGTGCGGGATAGGGCAGGGCTTGAATTTCTCGGATGTGATCATCGGATAGCTTGTGAACGGCGTAGTGCTCGAAGAAAATATCTAAGTGGCCGTCGCCCTTCTCTTGCACAAGCAGGAACACGCGCGGGTGAGAGTCGGCGGTGTACTGCCCGGTATTCGGGTCGAGCTTACCGCTGTAGCCGTCATCCACCAGCCACAGGACAGGCCCAGACCCCGCCACGTACTCGGCGGCCTCGGTGACGTTGCCGGTCTGCGAGCCATCTGACCACACGTCAAACACCAGGCCAGACGCATTCGTAAACGCTTCGATGTCATTCTCCGGGTACTCGCGTTTGATCTGCGCGATGTCGAAGGCCTCCAGCGTTTTCTGTTCTCGGAAATCGGCCGGGCGGTCGGGGCGCGCTGTCCAGGGCAGGAATAGAGTCTTGAATTTGTTTGTGCCTGACTTGGCCGCTTGCCAGAAGCGATGGAACGGAGTGCCCAGCCCGTCGGCGGTCGAGATTACGAACATCTTGCCGCCGTCGTCAATCGTCGGCTTGGCCGCCGTGAAGAGTTCGCCGCCAAAGAGCATATACGCGAATTCGTCTAGCACGATGAGCGAGGCTGAGAACGTGCGCCCGGCTCGTTTCGTGGCGGGCATAGACATGATGCGCGAACCGTTGTCCCAGGCCAGGCCTTCGGTGTTGTCCTTGACGAGCTTCGGGAATGAATCGCGGTCTTGGTGATTGTCGTGCATAAAACCGACGCGGCGAATGAGTTCATTGGATTCGGTCTGCCCCTGCGAGAACATGAAGACCGGCGTATTGGCGCGGCTCAGACACAGCCACAAAGCGTAAGCGCAGGCCAGCCAGGAGACGCCGAGTTGCCGAGCCTTGAGAATGGCGAGCAAAGAGTCAGAGTGCATCTGCGCGAGCACGTCCACCTGGGCGGGCCATAGCGCGAAGGGCGCGGTCGTCATTTCCTGCCCACTCGGAATCTCGATCTTCGTCCGGGCGGCGAAGTCGGCAGGCGTATGGGCGTGGGCGAGCCAGGGGGCATCAAAAGTCTGCCGTGTGCTGACTCGTCGCCTACGCTCACGCTCGGCGCGTAAGAGAGTCAATGAGTCGGTTGAGGTCAGCATCGCTCAGTCTTTCCAAATCGTCGGCGTTCAGATGAAGCGTATCCCCTTCCGTCGCCTGCCTGATTTCGCGCGCCGCGCCGGTGTTGCCGCCCACCGCTGAGACGCCCTGGCCGCGCGCTACAAGCTCGGCATTGGTGGAGAGTTCACCGGAATCGAGTCTGATTTCCTTTTCAAGCCAGGCGCGATAAGCGTCTGAAAGTAGCTTGGGACGCCCGCCAGGATTACGCACCTCGCCCGGTTTGATTTGATGCTCAACCGGTGGCGGGTGCGGGTGCGGATTGCCGGCCCCCTTCCGACTCCCTGGGGCATAGCGCCGCTTTTTGAATAGCCCTTTCTGTGGCGATTCAGGCGCGGCCTTTGCGCTTCGCTTTGCCATTCTCAACTCGCTCTATCTCGATGCCCGGAAAGGCGTCCGCCATGCGCTGCAACGTCACGGCGCAATAGGTCGGAGAAATCTCAATAGCCCGCCCCCGGCGCTTGAGATTTTCGCAGGCGACGAGCACCGGCCCGGAACCACAAAAGGGATCGTAAATAACTTTGGCTATGTCTGTCACATCAAGTATTTTTTGTAAAAGGTCAATGGGTTTTTCGGTTGGGTGGAGAATGTTTCCGGTTCTATCACTTTGGATAACGTTACCTTGCGCCTTGTGTGGATCAAATGGCTGAGTGACTCGCATTGCAGCCATAATCAATTCGTGCTGTGAGCGCCAGCCCCTTCCCATGCCTGGATTTTGTTTATCCCATACAACCATATTTCTGACTCCATAACCAGAAGACTCGCAAACGTCAAACAGGTTTACCCACATTCTCCAATCCGTGAAAATGTAGGCTATGCCACATTCTCCAATTGATAAAACGGATTTCATAAGCGCAACATATCCGCGCGTTGATAGAGTATCATTTGCGATCATCTCTTCGCCCCTTGTTCCAATACTCCCCGATTTCTTTCCCGCCTCTTGAAAACCACCGGAGCAATACGGAGGATCCGTCAGAATACAATCCGCCTTCTCCCCGCCCATCACCCGCTCCACGTCCTCACGCACAGTCGAGTCGCCACACAAGAGTCGGTGTTCTCCGATGCGCCACAGGTCGCCGCGCTTGACCTTCCACACCTTGAGCAGTTCGGCGGCGCGGTCTATCTGCGGCTCGGCGTCGGCCATGTCGCCGTTCGCGCCGATCATCGCCTTGAGACTCGCCTGTTCGTACTTCACCAAATCGGATATAACTTGATCATCCTTTTCCAGTGCCGCCAGGAGTTCACCGTCCGGATTCCAGTTCATCGCCGCGACAGCGTTAGCTGCGAATCCCAAGCGTTCCGCGCGCGGGTCGTCGGCGGTGGGAATGTCCATCCGGCGATTGACGATCAACGTTTTGCCGCGCGTTTTGACTTCGATAATCTCAACGTCCGACATGACCTCGGCCAGCGTTTCGAGTCGGTCTGAGCCATCGAACGACTCACCATCAGCGGCTACAGTAATGCCGCCTATAATCCCGTCACGTTGGATAGAGTTACGAAGCTCACGCGATCCCAAAGGGGTATGCTTGTTGACGTTGCGGCGCTGAGGCTTCAAATCGCGCAGGTGCGTGATGAGCTTCGCGGGCGCGTGGCCGTTCGATTTAGCTTTCGTCATAGCCAATGGCTCGCGACCATTTGATTGATCAGCACTTGCTTCTCAGCCCCCGTCAACCCCATCGGCGGCGGGCCGGGCGTGTAGTCGGGGATGGCCTCGACCGTCGGCGGGCCGTGATAGCCTACGTGAATTTTGAGCGGGTCTTCCATGTTGAGCAGAGTCGAAGTCGCGTCAACTCGCACGCGCGCGATCACGTCCTTATAAAACGGGAGGCCGAAGGCGTCTTTATAGAGATTGATGACCCAATAATTCTCTCGGCCCCCAAAGTAGTGCTCAACGGTAGACGGGGGCGGCTCGATGGGCGGCGGTTCCGGTTCCGGCTCAGGTTCGGGCGGCGGAGGCAGAGGGGCCGTGCCCGCATTCGACTTGATGTAGGCAATCAGGTGATCCACCAACCCGCTGCCCTGAATGTCGTGCCTATCCCAACGCGAGTCTCCGCCATTGCCAAACGCGAAAATACAAGCGGCCACGATCTGCGGATATTGCTGCAGTCGTAAGTCGTAGCCGATCAGATAATCCCGGTAGGCAGCAATGCCCAACGCGTCCGTTCCGAACTGGTCGCGCCAGGGGCGGCCGGCGGGGTGAACAGCGGGGAATGTGCCGTCTTCGGGGACTGGCGGAACCGAGTCTGTCCCGCATTCGGTGATGATGGTTTTGATAAATGGGGCTCTGGTAAATCTGCCGAGATACCATTGATCCCAGGCGGCCAAACGTGACGGCTCGCCGTACTCATGCAGGCCGAGAAACGACATATAGATTTGAGCGATGTTGAGCGCGGCGGTAAACTCCGGCCAAAGTTCCGGCTCCGGCTGCCCGACAGAAAAATTCCCGATGACGGCGGCCTTGCCCAGGGCCGAGAGCATTCGTATCATCTCGGCCTCGTAGACGGCATACCAACGCATTGACTCTATGCTCTTGCAGACCGGCTCGTTGGCTCCGGCCTCCCAGGCGGCAACGGCAGGGTTGAGGATGACGGCCCGACTCATCTGTGTATCGAACACGTCCTGCGCGAAAATCTTGGGGTCTATTCCCAGCACTGCGCCGGGGTCTACGTTGGCCCCGCTCACCCGGCCAATGACGAGCGGCTTGGGGAACTTATGCGAGAGTTCATCGGCCAGGCCGAAATCGTCCACGAGCTTGACGGCCAACACGGGCGCTTCGCGGGCCAGGCGCGCGCCGTCTGAGGACGTGCCGAGAATGTGAGGGGCGAGTTTGGATGTCACATTCGCTCCAGCAGCCGCCGCACCTCGGCCAACCGCACGACGAGGGCTTTGAGTTCGGCAATGATGTGGCTAACCTCATCAAAGGGGTAGCGGGAGGTGGGGGTGGGAGTCATTTCTTTTCAATTCGTTCAGTGAGTTCATGCGTGGTCGCACGGCGTTCGCCGAGCAGGCCGCGCATTTGCAGGATGTCGATAGACTGGCGGCCCATCTCCTGCCGTAAGGCCGTGATTTGCTCAACCTCCCGAATACTCACCTCCTGGATCGCGCCGAGCTGGGCGGCGACTTGGCCGAGCTGCATAGCGAATTGAGCCATGAGTTTGCTTTGCTCGGAAAGCAGGAGAGCGAATTGAGTCTCTCGTTCGTAAGAGCGTGTTTGCCTTTCGCGTGATTCTTTCCGAGTATCGAAAAGCAACCACACGAACAGCCCCGCGAAGCCGGTCTGAATGACCAGCGCAATCAGGCCGGTATCGGGAGCCACGTTACACGATGATTACTTACCAAATTTCGGCAAGGCGCGATGCAGACCCTGGTTCACGCCCAGCGCCGAGAGATAGGCAAATAGGATCGTCTGCCAATTCGCGGTATAGCAGGCGAGTTCGACGGCACAGGATTGATAAACGACGATGGCTGTACCGACGGCGACGAGGATCAACATCCAACCGCGTTGTTTGTCATTGTCGAGGGCGTTGTAGGCCGTGTTGAGTTTCGGGAAATATTCAAACAGGAGGGCGAGGCCGGCACCGACGAGGGCGCTAATGACAGCCGGATCGAGATTGAGTTCTGAAGTGACTTGAAACATGACAGACTCCTATTCTAAAACACTCCGCCAGGCAGAAGACTCACATGCAGGGAGCGGGGCCGGAAGAACCTGGCGGAGTGCGGCGGCAATTCGTGCCCCGGCCCACAAGTAGTTTACACCGTTTTTGATTTGGCGCAAGCAAAGAGAAAGGCCCCGGTTAGTCCGGAGCCTTTATGACCTTTATTTGCTTTACCTTTCCCCCGTGAAAGCCCCCTCCCTGCTATCCGAGAATTAGGGGCAGGGGGGTTACTCGCGGCGGCGCGGCCTCGGGCGTCTCGAACTTCCCCGCCGAGAGCGCCAGGACAGCGCGCGCGGGGCTCCAACCAGGATGCCATGATGTAGGCACGCCGTTGGTTTTGTAAACCCACCCCTCGGCCAGCAGGGGGTTGGTCAACGCCTCCCAATCGTCGGGTCCGCTCACCGATTTCCCGACGTGGGCGGTAGACGTGAGCGAGCCGAGCGACTCGCTCCACAAGACGAACTCAATCAGCGCCGGTTGCCAGGCTAGGGTGTGGACATCGGGCGTGATGATCGGCTGGGGGCTAGGGGCAGGCCGATTCCCATAAATCCTGGCCTTGCGTTCGGCCACGTCGAGTCGATTGTGGGCTTGCCAATTGAGCATGACCGAAAACCCCACCCAGAATGGAATGAGACCAAAAGCCGTCATGAATGAAAACCAAATTGTCCAGCCTGACAAATAGATTCCCTGCCATTCGGCCAACAATCCCAGGCCGCCGGTGATGACCAGCCCGAACGCAAACGAAATCGTCCAGGCGCTGAAACGCGTGTTCCCGACCTCAAGATATAGCATCTTTACCGTCTTGGGGGTATCCACCGAATGCGAATAAAACTCAGAATAAATAAAACGATGCCCAGCACAATCATGCCGATGAAAAGCTCAGGCGGCGCGTTGGTCATTGAGTTCCTCGTTTCATTTGCAACAATGGCAATTTCCGCAATGCCGCCCGACGCGGCAGCGCCAGCACGGTTTGCGGCTTCGCCAAATCACGAATAGGAGGTTTAGCATAATGTTGTTTCCTTTCAGTGGCGACTGAGAGAGTCAAACTCCCTTGCGATCTTGTTAGACTGGCTCGGCCTGGCCTGTCGGCCTGCGAGTCGCCGTTTGATCATCCCGACTCTCCGTTGCGGATTTCCGCCATGCGATGCGCCTGGATCAAGACGCGCAACCCGTCCGAAAGGCTCCCGTTTCCGACCTTGAGAATATAGGCCGAGTCGGATGGCGTGGCCCGCGTAGTCAGGGGCAGCATAGGAGCACCGTGCTTGTACTTCCTACCCCCCTTGTTTTTCAACTTGACTTTTCGTGTTTTAGTAGGCATAACGGGATTGTATAACAGACGTATAACAAAGTCAATAGTCAGCCGGGCCGGATTTTGCCTATTGACATCCCATGAGTTTTGTTATACAATATGCTCAAGTTTAGAGATTAGGAGACGAAATGACAACCTTCACCGCAAAAAACTTCAGCATCGAGAACGGAACTCTAAGCGGCCCCGCCGACTACATGACTGAGCGCGGCAATGCCAAGATTGACGAAATCCTGGCCGGGAAAATCCCCTCCTTCAGCATCTTCCTTGAGAATACCCCCACCGTTGAGCAAGCCCTGGTCGTCTGGTTGCAGACCGACTATGCGGCCTATTTAGGCGATAAGCAATTAGCCGGGTGGTTATCAAAATGACCACTACCCACATTGACACTGCCGAAGTTGCCAAGATCATCCGCAAGGAACTGAAGGCCTTCCCCGCCACAAAGTTCTCTGTTCGCTCCTCCCGCTATGCGGGCGGCTCCAGCATTGACGTGAACTGGACAGACGGCCCCACCGAAGAGTCGGTCAAGGCCAAGATCGGGAAATTCCAGGGCGCAACCTTTGACGGCATGATTGACCTCAAGAGCTACCATGACAGCATCCATGAAGGCCAGACGGTCAGCTTTGGAAATGATTTCCTTTTCACCCGCCGCGAGTATTCGGTGGCCTTCCTGAGCGCAGTGGCCGCCGATTGCTCAGCCAAGTACGGAACGTCGGCCCCACACATCATGGACGGTGGAAATCACGGCTACATAGTCGAAGACGGCGAATGTGTAGGCGGTGGAACTCAATTTGATTACTACTGGATGATGCGCCAGGTTGTCTTACGCGAAGCTGGCGCACGGAAAGCCTAGCCCCTCCCGCCCTGCCCCTGATCCTCAGCTCGCGGGCTGAGGAGCGGGATCGGGAACGTGAGATTAGATATAGGAGACGCAGATGACAACCAGAATCGTCCACGAAGTTAGGTTTTACAATGGCATTCTTCCTGGATTTGATACGCAAGTGATCTACCAATGCAATTTTGTAACCGAGAATGGAATCGCCCACGCAGAAATCACGGGCGGTCAACAGGCCAACGGAACGATGAATGTTTGGGGCGAAAGAAACCCCGATTGGTTTATTAAGTGGTTCCCTCAGATAGTAGCCGATGTCAAACACGACCCAATCAACGGATGGACCCTCTAATGCCCCCATTCGCGCATCAACTCACGCCCTCGCGCGACTCCGACTCTGCCCCCGACTGGCGACCCGCCGCGCTCCGAGTCGCCATGCAGAATGCCGACGATGCGATAGCCATCTCCGAGACGGCGCACGCGCTCGGGTGCTCGATCGAGCAAGCGGCGGTGTTGGTGATGGCCGCGCGCATTTACCTGCGGCGAGATTATCTCGTAGGAAAGGACAATCCTAAATGAACATTTGCCAATGCGGCGCTCAAGCCGGTTATCCCCACGCCGAAGATTGCCCCTGGCCTTTCTATGGTCGCTCAACCGAGCAGGTCAATCAATGGCTCAAGGCGCGCGATTTGTGGCGCGCGGGCAAGCAGGCGCTGTTCGCCATAGCCGAAGATCAGAATGGCCTGGATGTTTTGATGACCCCCGCTGAAGTTTGCGCCGTCCAACTGTTGCGCGGCGCACTCCGAAAGGAATTCTAATCATGTCTAAGCCCACCCCTGCCCAACGTGAGGCCTGGCGCATCGAAGACACACCCGACTCCCCCTCCGCCCAACTCTCCCGAGCGCGCGAGGCCGGGGCCGCTGTCCTTACGGATTTGGAAGTAGCTCAGGAGCGCATCGAGAGTCTAAGCCGTCAGTTGACAACCGCTCACGATGATAACCGCTCTCTGGCGATTGAACTGCGGCTAACGCTCATTGAGAATGGAAAGCTCCTGGCTGAAGTCAATCGGCTGGATCATCTCCTGTCCGATTTTGCACGCGATCAGATGCAGGACAAAGCCCGCGCGCGAAAGCAGGCCGGAGCCGTGCGTCAGATGTTCGCGTCGGCGCGGCTCAGGGCCGAACCAACCGGGGGATGGGTGAACACGGCCCGAGGGCGAGTGTTCATCGAAGTGCGAAAGATTTGAAAATCTGACCTGGACAATTCTGCCATGCGTCCAATAGCCATACTCTGCGGTAACGCCAAAAGCGTGATAGGAACCATGAGCGGACGAACGCTTAGGGGCCGACCAGGACGGGGCGCTGTGAGCAGGAATTTAGTAAAGGAGTCGCCTGACCCCATACCCTAGCCGTCGCTCAAGTCGTCAACCACAACTCACTCTCAGACAAAGGATAAATGCAATGACCACCTACGCAGAAGAACTCAAGGCCGCGACTCCGGTCGTGACCATCACCCCGGCCCCGCTCGTTTTTGAAAAAGTGGGCGAAGCCTTTCGGGGACTCTATCTCGGCCAGCGTGAATTCAGCCGCGTCATTCCCGCGACAGGCGAGATCAAGACAAATCGCGTGGCGCATTTCTACGACGGCGCGAAAGTCCTGTTCAACATGGGGGCGCAACTCACGCGCGCTTTGGAAGTCCTCAATCCCGGCGTGAGTGTTGAGATCATCCTGACTGAACTCAAGGCCAATCAGCACAGCGGCAAGACCAAGATTTACTCCATCTCACCGCTCAACATCCCGACTCAGAACATGGCCGAGTTGTTCGGCGGCCTGCTCAATATCGGCGCGCCCGCGCCCCAAGATTTGCTCCCGCCCCCCGAGGAGTCGGGGAACGGAAACGGGCCGCGTTCAATGCGCGAGCGGATGGTTGAGCGCTACAACGCCCTCCGCGAAGCTGCCGTTCCGCTGGGGATCGAGGCCGAGCCGGTGGAGAGTTTCACCACTGACGCCGAACTCAGATCGGCAGGCGTGGCCCTGAGCGAAGCGATCCAGGCCAGAGTCAAGGCGCAGACCGAAGCCGCCTAATCCAATCACCTATTCCCCGCCCGCGCGCCGCGCTACTGTTGCCTGCGCCTGACCTGAGAGATCAGGGCGTGCGGGCGGGGAGAAAGGGAGTCGAGATGTCCGTAGAAACGATTGAACGACCGGCCTTTGTCTTAGATGAGCACTTAGAATACCTGGACGAGCTGCGCGAGTCGGGTGAGACTAATATGTTCGGTGCTGTGCCGTACATCTTGCGCGAGTACCCCGATCTGACCCGAACGCAGGGGAGTCAACTGTTGACCTATTGGATGCGTACATTTTCAGAGCGTCACCCAAAGCCCGCCCAATGAACCCTTATCTTGTGTCCGCCGCCCTCTTCGGCCTCTGCTCCTGCGTCTTCGCCGCGTTGTGGCTGATGGAGAGGGGTGTGTGACGACCGAGGTTAGCGTGGTACGGCGTTGGTCGTGTTGTCCGCCGAGCCACGATCACCGCACGGACAGAGACGCGGCCCACTGCACGGCACTGGATATGCTATTCGGCCCGATCCATGCCCCGAAGCGCAAGGCAGCGCCGCTGTGCGTGTGGCCGGGATGTGACCAGAAACGTGAAACGGCCCGCCGTGACCGCAAGTCTGAGCCGTACTGTAGAGCGCATCGCTTGCAATACGGACGAGAGTATCAACAACGAAAGGGAGTGTAACGTGGATCAAGCAAGTCGCGCACTACTGGTCATCATAATTCAGTTGTGTTTTGCGCTTGATGACGCTATGCAGCACGGGCGTATCGAGTGGATGATTGGGTACTTTGTGTTACTAATGGTATGTCAAATAGTGTTCGTGCTTCGAGGTAAGAATGAAGCGGCCTGATGAGCAACCTGTACACATGGTCGAACAGCGCTTGCGTGATGTGAGGAAGTACGAATGGGATCACGCTAATGCGCTGGACAAGTACCGCCGCTGGCAGTGGCGGCGTTTCTGGCGCGTGGGCGTGCCGCTGTTGGCAATGCTGTGCGCCTGCCTGACCGCGTGGTTTGTGTTGCTGTGGATATGGGGAGGCTAGGCCATGCCTGATTGGCTCCTCCTCCTGGGCCTCGCGGCCTGCCTATTCGCGGCCCTGGCGCTGGCGCTGTCGGCGGCGTGGCTGGCGGGCGCGCCCTGGGCGGAAGAGTCGGACGAAGAGGGATTTGTGGAAGAGAGCAAAACGAAATGAAACACAAGACGATGGTTCAAACTACCTGCCGCCACTGTAGCCGGACCCTGAAGGCGCTCAACCCGCGCCGCCAGCCGGAGGCGAAGATTATCCGCGAGGCGCGGAGAGTCTGCGAACATTGCGATGCGGAGGGCAAGTAATGCTCTGGCCCGCCCTCCTGGACTTCGCCCTGCTCCTCGTCGTGGTGTTGGCCTGGGCGGCGAGGGCGCGGCCCCGGCGGGAATTGTGACTCTTGACCTTGAGTCCGAGAAAGGATTATAATGTCAATGCCTGTCGAGCATGGCAACTCGACAACAGAAGGGCACCGGAAATGGTCAGACAGACTCCCTTTTGAGGGTGTCGGTTTGGACAAGCGCCCGCCAGCGCAAAGACCATTCCGGCCAAGCCGCCACCCTCAAGCGGGAGTTTTGTATGTTAAACCATCAACAGAAAATGGGGATCGTCGCGGAACTCGAACGGGCAGGCGTGCTTGAGAATGTAGCGATAAGCTCATTCAAGGCAACCTGCCCGTTTTGCTTTACTCACGGCGCTTTTTCAATTAGCCTTCATAGCCGGAATTATGGCGCGGCTTACTCCTGCATGATTTGTGGAGAACTAGGGCCGCTCGGCCAGTTGGAGATGAACATCAAGGACGCCAGTAGGCCGAAGGACTTGAAAATCAGGACTAACCGCCAACTCAAAGTTAAGGCGGTGACGAAATGAGCAAAACAGTTTTGGCCGAGGTTGGCGGCTTTACTCCCGTCATTGACGAAATCGCAAAAGAATATGGCCTGGTGAGATCGGCTGTATTCGGAACGGTATGGCGTTATTGCCAAATGAAAGACGGAGTCTGCAAAGCCTCGATGAGCACTATCGCCGAACATTTGGGAATTGATCGAGCGACTGTCCTGCGTCATGCACAAGCCCTTTGCGACTCTGGATATTTGAAAGACCTCAGCCCAGACCTCAAAAATAAACCTCACATTTACAAGGATACCGGAAAAGCCGGATTGAATATCTCTATTTTGGGTGTTGCACACGACAACAAAACTGTTGCACAGAACAACAGTCAGGGCGAAACTGTTGCACAGAACAACAAAACTGTTGCAGAGAGTCGCATGAGGAAAGGTATTAAGAAAGAAAAGATTATGAAAGAGGAGAAAAGTCCACGCGCAACCCCGGCGCGTGCCCCCGATCCCCTCTTCGATGCGATTGTAAAAGTTTGCGCTTGTGACCCGACCATTAAAGAAAACGGTTCTTCGATAGGAAAGGTAAGGTCCGCACTTCTCAAAGCCCAGCCGCCCTACACGGCTGAAGAGGTCTTGGCCTGGGGGGAGAGTCAGACCTGGCGGCATACCCCGCCCAGCATCTGGCAACTCCGGGCCGAGATTGGGGCGGTGAGAGCGCCCAACGGGAACGGCCATCAAACCGATGCCCTCAACGAATGGGCAGAAAGACACGGAGTCGATGTTACCTTACACTGATTTTTTCCAGGGCATGAAAATCCTTGAGCGGGCCTGCCCGACGTTCAAGCCCGTTGCCAAAAAAGGAAATGAACCAGGGACTTACGATGTCTTTTACGAACTCCTAAAAGACCTTGAGCCAGACGTGTTCCGGGCTTCCATTCTCAAGGTTGCTAGTGACGAAGAGTTTGTGAGCATCCGAGCCATCCGAGAGTCGGCCAATTCCATCACGGCCCCGGCACTCAAGTCCGGAGTCGAGGCCTGGGGCGAAGTTTTAGACGAGGTGAGAGGAATCGGTTCCTATGGCTATCCCCGATTTGATGATCCGGTTACTCAGCGCATCGTGGACGGCATCGGCTGGCGCAACATCTGCTTGAGCGAAGAGCCGATGGTTGAACGGGCGCACTTCATCAAGGCCTACGAGCAGGCCGCCCGCCGCGAACACGACGAGGCCCGGCAGACTCCCTACGTCAAAGAGATACAGGCCGCGCGCCGCCCGCAGTTGGGGGAGAGGATCGGGAACGTGGTCAAGCGGTTGATGAGGGCGAGGCCATGACTTCGCAGATTAGGCCGCGCCGCACCGGGACCCGCTGGCCGCTCATCGTCCCGACCGCCGTCGCTGCTCGCAAAGAGTCGGGGGCCGAAGCGCCGGTGATCCTGGTGGACCTACGCGATTGGGGCGAGTTTCGCCGGGGAAGGCGGTTGGAGCGGCAGGCAGGGCCAGATGCGGAGGGGAGAGTGTGTTGGATTGAGAGGATAACGCAATGAAACAAACCGAAGCCAAGAAACTCGCGAAGGAAATCGCGGGAAAGTTATTCCAAAACGGTGCCGGTCAACAAGCCCGCCGCCTGATTTTGGAACTTAGGGATGGGAAGGACGGCGGCGGGTGGTCAGAGAAGGCTGTTTCTGATCTGATAGAGCGTCATTTGCTCAAGCCCGTGAAAGGATAAAACCCGAATGACATTCGACGAGGCTCTCTCCGTAGGATTTCCGATTGAATGGCTGCCGACTGATTTGAGCGCAGAGGAGTCCAAAATCAGTCGGTGTGACTGCGGGCAGATCATCAAGATTTATCCCGATGCAATCTGGCGTTTGGGGGTGCATCCCATCCGCTGCCGACTCTGCGTTGAGGGTCTCCAGTCGCGCGGCCACAACTATTTCGATGCCGTCTACGTACAATGAACTGGCCTACTGACCCTGCCTACCAACGCGCCTCCCGCGCTTGCATCGCCGCCGGGCGCAAGTCCGACTCGGCTAAGTGGGTAGGATGCTTCTGGGCCGCGCGAGTCGTCGGGCGCTATGAGCGCGGGGCAACGCAGGCGCTGGCGCGCAAGATGAACTATTCGGTGGACACCCTCCAGAACATGGCCCGCGCCTATCGGATGTATTCGGAATGCCGGGTCGCCTTCAAGGGCCGACGGAAACTCATTTCAAACTTACGAAAAATTCGGCAGAGTCTGCCTTACGGCGTGTTCGCGGCTACTGATAAGCGCATGGCCGACTCGCCTGCCCTTGAAATCCTGGCCGAGTTGATGACGGCCAAGAGCGAAGGCGCATCGGCCCGCGACATTCCGGGCCCCGACCGGGATTACATCGGCGGCGAATGGAACGGCGAGCTAGATCAACTCCGGCTAAGACTCATTTCCATGATCGACCGCGTGCCTCCAGCCGTGAGGCCCTTTATTCGCGCGGCGGCGGATGCGCTCGTGGATGCGCTGGAGAAGGCGAAGGTGACGGCGCGAGCAAGTACGGCGCAGTTCGCACACAGGCCGACGGCTACACATTCGACAGCAAGCGCGAGGCCGAACGCTATGCGGAACTCAAGCTGCTACAGGCGGCGGGAGCTATTGGATTACTCATGGTTCATCCGCGCTTCCGCCTGGAAGTCAACGGGCATCACATCGGGGATTATGTGGCCGACTTCCAATATAGCGAAGGCGGCGCGAACATCGTCGAGGACGTGAAGGGCTACAAGACGCCGATTTATCAACTCAAGCGAAAACTCATGTGGGCCATTCACAAGATTGCGATACGGGAGGCGAAATGATTAGCGAAGCCGAACAAGCCATTCAAGAGATACGCGCCGGGCTAGACCGCCTGCGCGCGGAGGAGCGGGATGCGCTCGCCGCACAGTGGGCGGCGCTGGCCGAGGCGGGGCAGGCGCTCATGGGGTTGTTGACACAGAGGAGCCTGAATAGCGATGACGCGCAAGACGAGTACAAAAGTCTTCAGGCCGCCCTCGCCAACCCGCCCGAGGCCGCACGACAGATCATGGCACGCGAAGCAGCTATAGCCGAAAGGCTAGAAGCATTCCGTAAAGAGTATTGGCCCTATTTGGATGAAGACCGTGTGGCGGACGATGAAGAAGCATTGACCGATCTACTAGAAGGAATCTTGCCCCGCTTATCTGACTTCACAAACGAAGTATTGGCGGGAACGTCTGGTTCTGGCCGGGTGATGCTGGAGCGGCTGGAGAAGGCGGAGCAAGACGACCGCCTAAAGACGCATGAGATCAACATTCTCGTTATGGAGAACCGTGTGCAAGCCGGAAAACTCGCCGCGCGTGACGCCGCGCTTCCCGAAGGGGCCGCACAAGCGGCGCTGGAGCGGGCGCGGCATGTGATTGACAGGTACGCCATCCATTTTTTCAGTTGTACGAGTCGAGCTTTCATATCGGATCAGGACAGGGTATGCAATTGTGGTTTGGATGCCGCGCTCAATGCGCTCCCCGCCCGCGCGAGTGCTACGCCTGCGCCCGCCCAATTCAAATTCTCGTTCACGATTGAATGTCCGAACTGTGAAGCCTTGTTTGAAGTATCACATCTGGCGCATGAGGTGATATTCAATCGGGTTGTGTTGGGAATTTGCCCGCATTGCACAGCAACGATCACGGCAGACTTGAGAAGCGATTCCGTCCATCCCGAAGCGCCTGCGCCCGACCCGCTCATGCACCTTCGTGCATCAACGGAGGCGGCCCTGGAGCGGCGAATCAGAAACCGGGCGCGGGAAATCTGCAACTTCGCGCCCGGTTATACGATCCTGGACGATCTACGTGAACTGTTCATAGAGTTGGACGCGCTCCTGGCCGAGCGCGGAAAGGAGGGTGGGCCATGAGCAAAGCTTCTCAACACGAAGCTAAATCGGGAACTATCCCCTGGACGGTTGATTTCCCGAGCCTGTACCGCCAGCTCATAGAGGACCCTACAGCACTGGAGCGCATTGGCGCGGGTTTCGCCTATGGATTGGCCCTGACGCTCATGCAGTTAGAAAATATCCGAGTCATTGCGTCGAAGAAAGGCGACCAGGATATTCTGGAGTGTCTAACACTTCTGGGGATTACGCCCGGAGCCATGTCTAAACAAAACAAGCTTGCATCGGCCTATGTGAAATCTCGCAAGCGAAAGGGGAGCGCGACATGACTGCGAAAACACAATATCAGTTCATCCACTTCGAGAAAATTGAAGACGGTGGCCAAAAGTCGTCCTATAGTTGCCACTCTAACAAGACGAATGACGAATTGGGGAGAGTGAGCTGGTATCCGCGCTGGCGGCAGTATGTTTTTTGGTCGGGGGATGACACTCTCTTCAGCGTGGGGTGTCTATCTGATATTGCCGAGTTTATCAAGCAAGTGACGCCATGAGCATGCCGAGCGCGGAAGCGAGAGCACGTGAACTTGATGAGTTGTATTCTATTTCAACCCCCTGCCGACTCGCTATTGTTGTTCAACTTCGAGCCGCCGAGTCCGCCGCGCGGGCCGAGCAGCTGGAGGCCGATTGTCGGGCGGTGTGTAGAGAGTGCAACGCAGGAACCAAACTCATCCGTGTCGGGGAGGCATGGTTTCACGATACGGAAGCTGTGCGCGGGGAGTGGTGCAAAGCTGCGCCCATCCGCGCTGGGGGAGAAACGGAGTCGACGTGAACATCCTTTACCAGCTAGAGAAAATGGAAGAAGTCCTACGGCAAGCGCCGCTCCACAACACACCGAACGGTTTACACATCCAGATACCGAGCGACACGGCAGACCTGTGGCGAACGGTCATCAACGAGATACTGGCCGTGTTGCGTGATCCGAGCGCCGAGCGCCGGGGGCGGGAAGGAGTCGATGTGATAGCAGCTTGTCAGGATTGCGGATTACCCTATTCGGAGTTTGGTCTAGATACGACTCTCCCAAACCTTCAATGGTCTCTCGTTCAGAAAGAGGGCGACGAGGGTCTTCTTTGCGCCAATTGCATCGTCAAGCGCGCAAGTCATTTGCCGGGTATCATCGCGGCTCGGATGGTCTTGGAAATCGTTCCAGGCGAGAAGCCCACATGAACGAGAGATGGAACTGCGGCATATCACTCGAAGCGGGCTACTGGAGCATCGTGGCGCAATCAGGGGAGATCATCGTCTTGCGTGTTGCGCGTCGGAAATATGCTGAACAAATCCGTGACGAGCATAACCGCTCT